CCGTAGCAAATTACGGGTCTTCCTTGAAACGCGCTTTGATGCGGTCCATGGTCATGTCTCCTTTCAAGAGATTAGTGGTTCTATTATAGGGGTTGTTATTCTTGCGAGACGACAGGATCTCGTTCCATCAAGTGCTTACCAACTCCCATGATGTGATGGAAACCGAACTCCTCGTAGAACACAATGAGGGCGCCGGTAGACATACCATACGGATGTCCGAATGCTCGAGCATCAAGCTGCAGTGTAATACCAGCGGCATCAGCTTGGTCCACGACTTTTTGCATGAGCTCTTTGGCGTGACCCTGCATTCTTTCTTCCGCATAGAGATTTGCCAGCCAGACCTTGTTTTCAGGCAGGGGACGTAGCGTCACCGATGCTGACTTGTGTTTCACCTGTGCTACCATCATTCACCCCATCTCGGAACTTTGCGCGGTCGAGTTCTTCTTGCAACTTGGCGAGCTTTTCGGAATACTCTTTGTTGAGCTGAGCCCACTCTTCACGGATCGCTTTTTGCGAACGTGTTGGGAGCCCGTTGAGAACGGAGTCGACCCATTTGAAATCCTTGAATTGTTCCGCTACGTTCTTGGGCATCAGCGACCAACGAGGGTACGGGTTCTCCTGATACACAGCTGCCCAGCCGATGTTAGCTTCGATTGTCTTCAGCTCTTTACCAGAGATCTGAGCAACCAGGCTAGCATTTTGCGTGGTGATGATATATCCCGTGTTGGGTTCCATTGCTATCTCCTTTCAAGAGAGTTTGTTGACGAGGATCTTGCCGAAAGCATTCACGAGCATGAGCGCTCCGATGCCGATGAATATCTGATGTACTACTTCCTGAATTTCGAGGAAGGGTAGTTCCGTGGGCTGTGCGGCCGTTTCCGGCTCGTCAGTTTTCTTGACCAACCGAACTTCTATGTGCCGTTTAAACATGGTTTTTGCCTTTGTGTTTATTGCATGGTTGTTCAAGAATCTTAAAGCCGCCTGAAGAAAAGCAGACATAGGTGGTGGAACAACCGCAAGCACTCACGTACATGTAGTTAACACCAGCATCTACTTTCTCTGAGGAAGCAAACTTTGTTCTAGGCATTGCTTCTCCTTTCAAGAGAAAAAGAAAAAACCCTAACCTTTGTGATGTTATCGTGAGGTTAGGGTCGTTGGTTGACTTACTGTTCGTCAGTCTGGGTGTTCGTCTTGGCGTCCTTGCGGTCCTGCACCTTCTGCATGACGGTTCCGGCGAGGGCGAAGGCTCCGATCGTGAGCGCGGTTACGGCGATGCTTGCGGCAACGCCAAACGCGAGCTGTACGGTCATTTCCTTCACTGTGGGCTGGGTAGTGATGTAGACGGTGGTGGGCTGGTTGGTGTCCATGATGAATTCCTTTCAAGAGAATTATGGGTCATTATACCCCATGTTTTTTGTGCGAACATATGCAAAAACATAGGATCAGTTTTGAGCTGATCCCACGTTTTATGTTGCTATTGTCTGGGTTCGGTGTGGTTACGGTTTGCGTACCATTCCAAACGACTTCGAGACGATGGCTCCTGCGCGCTCATAGTTGAGGACGAGCAGAATACCCGCGAGAGAAGCGGCGGCGCTGAGCATAGCATCCTTGCTGATTCCCGTCTTTTTGATTTTAACGGTTTCCAGGTTGGTGATATGGTCGAGCACCTCCTTATACTCTGTTGAGTTGATCTGCATGCCTTCGAGTTCTGAGAGCAGCTTGAGCTGTTCGGCTTCGATGACGTCGGAAAGATTCGGCTTGCGTTTAAACACGCGGTCTCCTTTCAAGAGGGTTCATTATACCCCATGTTTTTACTGCGAGGGGCCCGTAACCTCAACCCGCGTAGGGTCGACTGCAAACCCAGCATCATCCGTCGGAGGTGCCGAAGAAGACGTGACTTCCACCTTCGTAGCGTCATCCGGATTCACCGTGACCACCGGGTCGACAATGTTTGCTGCAGCGATCGCCCGGACCTTGGCATCTGCCTGGTACTGGACATTGCTGATCTTCAGCAGGATACCGAGAAGGAAGATGACGACACCGATCGTGCCGACAACTTCAGCCTGATAACCCCAGTGATACAGCGTGGCCAGAGTACCGTAGGCTGTTCCGAGCCCAGGAAGGGCGATCAGATCGAGGTCCTTGATGGTGTCATACTGCCGTTGAGACAGCACGATACCGTGGCGATCCTTGTTGGGATCAGTTGAATCTGACATCATTTCTCCTTTGTTTTCCGGAAATTACCCCGGGGGATTTTTAGGCTGTGGCTTTCCAGATGTCGCCGACCTTAACGAATGGCTGTGTGATAGTCCACACGCCGGCCACCTTCAAGAACGGAACTGCGTACTTCCAGATACCAGCAACTCGCACTCGCATCGGAGCGATTGTTTTCACCGTGACGGTTCCCGATAGGTTAGAATATCCTCCGTTGTCCGAACTACCGTTCTTGGCATAGACACCATACGTATAGGTCGTCCCCGGAAGAAGTCCCGTGTCATTCCGCGTCAATGTGTTCGTCTCCGATACATCAACATACGGCCCCGTCGGAGTACTGCCCAACCATCGTCGTACCAAATATCCCGTAATAGCTGAACCGGCGTCATCAGTTGATGCTGTCCAGTCCAACTTGAGAGACGTGGGGAAGAGATTGGATACCACAGGAGTACCCGGAACGGACGGTCGCTTAGGGATTCGTGGGTAAGGGCCAATACTGCCGTAGTCGTTACGATCGTAGCCTGTTGAGCCGTGCCACCCATGGATTTGCTGGCGAACACTATCCACACCACGGTATCCTGCAGCATCGTGATACAGAACAATGCCAGATGGGCCATCATACCAACGAGTAACGTTGGCACCGACACCGCTGGGCTGAGTACCACTATGACTTGTTCCGCCGACGCCCGCAACATATGATTGTTGAAATCCAGCATAGCCACTGAACGAACTGGTACCCCCACGGTTGACTGCCCGTACCCAAGTATAGACATAGGAATAATTTCCTGCCTGATCTTGAGAGATCAGGTCTACTTCAGTGTAATATTCTGTCGTGGGCGCTGTTAGACTAACATCTACGCGAACGGTACCCATAGCTCACCTATGCCAAAGTCATGAGGTAGATGTCACCATCTGCCCCCACAGCATCGCTTGGGGCAGTAGTTCCGCTTGTGATGCCAGCTGCAGCTTGGAACCCGGCATGCCCCACGGGGATACTGTTCTTCAGTTGCGCCATGTAATCACGAGTACGGTTAATCTCTTGTGCCCCAAGTTTTACTTTGCCCAGATCTCCCGTGTTTGGGACAAGCGCATAACCCGCCGCAAGGGCGTCATCTCCTACAGCCATTAAACACTCACCCACTTTCCTTCTCTAATAAAACCGTGCATACCACAACACGTTGGCCAATACAATGATGGTTCTAGATGTAGTGGCTCCACGCTGATAAGTTCGTGGAGCCCTACACCAGCAGGAGTAAATCCCTCCATACTTCGAGCAGCTTGAGGATCTTTTTCAGGATCTTTAAGCCAAACACTACGATCACAGTAATGCCAGACCAAGAGATCTTCGATCGTCGGTAGTCGACCCTCAGTATCGTTCCATGTAAAAACGACCTTGTCAGTTTCACCTAGGCTATTTACAAGATGTTGAGCACCAAACCACGTTGTAATCTCAATCTCTGACATTTTACTCCCATTTTGACGCTATCATGTAAGATCTCCCCAGTGGCTAGCGTCATCAACATCAGCCCAGTTTTGGTTTGCATCCCATGCTCCCCAAACACCAGGGGTAATGACCAGACGGCTAGCCAGTGTCGGGTAGCTCTTTTCACCATTTGCATCTTGGCTGAAGATCTGTTCTGACACGCGGACCTGGTTCACGATACCATCGACATTACGCATCTCAGTTAAGTCACCCAAGAAGTAGTCAGTGTCATAGCGATACGATCCAAACTGTGGAATCTCACCATCGAACGCCGTAATGTTGTTTGTCTTTGCCAGTTCTTGTAGTCCACGAGCCGTCAGCAAAGCACTGTACGCTGTAGTTTCAGTCGCGTCATATGCGTGAGATGCTGTAACTGCAGCGTTAACCAGTGTAACTTCCCCCGGCATGACCGTGCTGTTTTGCCTATTGGCCGCAGCAGTAATGTCAGCCTTTTGTGGAGCAGTGAGAGTTACGTTGTTACTCAACATCGTATTCAACGCTGATACTTCAGCCGATGTGAGACGTTGCGGGACCGCGAGGCTAATCAACGCATTCTTTTGATCATTTGTTACACCAGACACAGTCTGAGAAGCAAGAATAGAAGCTGCTTCCGTGCCTATGAACGCAAAGACAGCTGCCAACGCAGTTGTAATATTGACACCATCTTGAGTCAGTATTCGCTGCAATTTTATAAGTTTGTTCAATGAATCCGACTGGAACTGAGTAGTGCCCGTCAACACCTGCACAGCTTTAATAGCCGCCTGTTGGGCAACTGACACTGTGTATGCAGGGATTCCTCCAACACCGGCTGTGTTACGATCCGGGTATGAAATATCCGATGCTTTCACGGTGATGACGCGACGAGAGAAACCTGCTGCTGCCGGATCAACACCACTAGCATAGACTTTAAGTGAGGCATCATTTCCAAACACATACGCCACATTCCGGTAAAGCTTGGTGGATGTCAGGTACGAGCTATTGTTGAGGTTGTCCAGAACAGGAGCAAATATGACAGGAGGATTCAGCGTCTGTGAAGAGGTACGATCGTTACCGGCATAGATATTGAAGAAGAGCTGACTTGTGTCAGCGTTTCTCGTAATTCGGAACCCAAGATCGTATGTTTGTGTAATAACTTTGAGAGCCGCAAGCAGATCGCCCGGGTCCATAGCCAAACTGACAGTATCTGCCGGCTCGGCAATGGTGTCTGTCGGATATGAGTTACCTACCGTATAGAACGGCAATTTATCTCCGACATCCAAAACCCCGTCGACCATGATGTTTTGGAACAGCTGGCGCGCGATGGCGGCGGGAAGACCGGTAAGAATCCATTTAGGTTCTGCGGTCAATCCCGTCGACACCGAGTCACGCGCGGGTCGCTCACTCATGATGTTCTCAATAGATGATCCAGTACAAACAAGCGTTTGGGAACCGTCGGCACCCAATTTGTCCTCGACAGTATCGATTTTCATAACTCGCTTTGACCGGTTCATAGCCATATACGTTCCTGGCGTTAGAAGGTTGCGGTTACCCAGCGTTGAGTGAATGTTCAGAGTAAGATCTCCGACATCGTTGTAACGCTCAGTCCACACACACGAGTCGAAGGCGTCAACAACTGTTGCCCTCCGAAAGAGGGAATCGAGAACATAGAGTTCCATTAAAGCCCTCCGTACTTGTTTGTATACTGAATCGTATACGGGATCGGCACGCCTCCTGACATGAGAAGACGAATGCGGTTGGTACCAGGTTGCAGTGTCAGCCATGGTGATGATGGCGAAAT